TCAATGAACGGATGGATCTTCGCCGTCCAGGAAGCTGCGAATTCCATCTTTCTCACAGGTGGCCAGGAATTCTTCCCAGGCGTCCTTGTCTGTCGTGAAAGGTTCTTCCCAGGTGGTGACATCATCATGCTCGCTGATAACCTCGAGCGTCCAATCCTGCTGGGTGCCGGCCGGCCGGTAGATATCAACCAGAACCGTGATACCGTCGTCTTCAAATTCGCCTGAGAATTCCGAGTGTTCAATTTTTGTTTTTTTGACCATCACAGCACACCTCGTTCTCAGGCTTGGATAAACGCACACCCAGACCGCATCTTGTCAATTCGCGCATGGCGCCGGCGAGAATGTGGCTGAAAAAATTATAGCCAGCTCTGGGGGAACTGGCTATCTATCTGTTTTTAATGGTCGGAGCGGCGGGATTCGAACCCACGACCCCTTGACCCCCAGAAGCCTGCCGACCCTATCACAGGGTAACACGCGATAACAAGCGCAATTCGGAACGTATTGCGAAAAAAGGCTTTTCAGGAATATGTTAGCACTTGATCGCAACATGACGTAACGCCCCCTAACACGCCAATTGTGTTACCCCGCGTTACCCCTGAGGGCAGATGACACATGCCGAAACGCATCGCGAAAACACTGACGATTCTGGCCGTAAAGGCTGCGCAGGGTAACGGGGTAACAAGACATGAGATCCCCGATGCCGCATTGCCCGGCCTGTATCTTGTCGTGCAGCCGGCTGGAGCAAAGAGCTGGGCCTTGCGCTATCGCCAAAATGGGAAGCCCGCAAAGCTAACGCTCGGTCCCGTCATTATCGAGCGAGAGAAGCCGCTTGACGAGGATCCGTCAATCGGTTCCGCGATGACACTGCCGGAGGCGAGGGCGGTTGCAAGGCGAGAGCTTCAGGCATTAACCGAAGGTCAAAACCTGACCCGTCGAAAGACCGAGGCTGCAGTTCAGGCCGCGGCGCGCGTCGATGATAAAGAATTTCTGGTCGAGGCTATGGCGGCCAAGTTCGTGCACGGTACCGTCAAACCGAAAAATCGGTCGTGGGAGGAAACCCGCCGGCAGTTCCGTACAGAGATTGGATTTCTGAACCGCGAAGGAATTGACGAGGATTTGGAGGCGTATCTCATCTCCAGGAATCGCAAAGGGGCAAAGAAGCCGCCTGAGGCATGGCTAGGGCGCGACGTTCGCGACATTACGAAATCAGATGTGGTGAAACTGTTGGACGGCCTTGTCGATCGGGGCAGCGGTGTCACCGCCAATCGCGTCTTCGTGACCCTCAACACTTGGTTTAACTGGATGGTTGGCCGGGACGTCCTCAGGGCAAATCCAATGACAGGCCTGAAGAAATTCACGGTCGAAAGCAGCCGGGATCGCGTTTTGAGCGACGATGAAATACGCGTTTTCTGGGAGGCCACCAAACAGCATACATACCCGTTTGGCCCGATGTGGCGTCTTCTCCTTCTCACCGCGCAGCGCCGGCAGGAGGTGTCCGGCCTGCCGTGGGCCGAGCTTAATCTAAAATCGAACGATCAACACTGGCTGCTTCCGCGAGAGCGTTCGAAAAATGGCCGCGAGAATTACATTCCCATTTGTGGCCAAACCCTCCGGGAGATCCAGTCGATCGAGCGGGTGAGGGGGCGCGATTTCGTTTTTACGACCACGACTACAACGCCGGTTTCCGGCTTCTCCAGGTCCAAGGCACGACTCGATGCGACGATGGTGGCAATCATGAAAAAGGAAGCAGTGGAGCGGGGCGATGATCCGAAGAGGGTAAAGCTTCAGCAATGGGGCCTGCACGATCTCCGTCGAACCGCTGCTTCGGGTATGGCTCGACTCGGCACCCCGATCCATGTGACTGAAGCAATTTTGAACCACTCCGGTGGCACCATCTCGGGTGTCGCAGCCGTCTACATTCGGCACGATTTTCGCGATGAGAAACGAGCTGCTCTCGAGGCGTGGGAAAACTTCGTTCTCGTGCTCACAGGAGAGCGGGAGTCGAACGTTGTCTCCATGGCCGGCCATGGCGGGAAAAATCGCGTTTGACATTTCGACAAAGCATCACATATTAGGACTTAGCCACTCACAGTGGCTGTGCCGATAGTGGCGAGATCAGGAGACCTCATAATCCCCGCACGGGGTGTTGGTTTTCCTGGGGCCGCTGCGTGCGGGAGCGCCTCGTTTGAAACGAGGGTGCTATATGACTGAGACGACAAAATATCTGAGCGCTGCAAAGGTTTGCCAACGATACGGTGGCAAATCGAAGATGACGCTTTTCCGCTGGGTACGCGATGCTCAGCTCAATTTCCCTAAGCCAATTAAAATCCGGAATCAGAATTACTGGCTGATCTCCGAGTTGGATGCCTACGACCTTTCGATGGAAGGAGAGCGGGCATGAGCCAGGAAAACAGAAAACCCGGCCAGCGCTCGAACGCTGACCGGGCCAATGAGGTCAAAGGATACACGAAAAAGACCCTAAGCGAAGGAGACCGCGAGCGCAATCGCGTTCACATGACGATCGCCAAGGAGCCTCACCGGTGGCGCCGGATCCTGTATCGCTCAACCCTCCCAGCGAGCGCGCTGCGCGTAGGCTTGGCGCTTGCTGACAAATACCTGAACCGGAAGGATGGCCGATGCGACCCTAGCCATGAAACATTGGCGGAGGAATGCGATTTGCCGGTGCGAACCGTCAGAGACGGGCTTTCTGCGTTGCGCGATCTAGGTCTTATAACCACCCGAAAACAAGGCCTCCAGGGGACATTGTTTTTCTACTTCGCTCTCCCCTGCAATGCGGCGGAAATCCAGCAAGTGGATAAGGTGTCTCAATCCGGCGAAAATCCGTTATCCAATGTGGCGGATTTCCGTGGAGCAAGTGGCGGAGATCCAGCAAGTAACCTCCGAGGAACCTCCGAGAGCGAACCTTCGAATACCGTTGTGCCATCTAGCCCGCTTTCCGTTGTCGCTGACGCTCCGCTATCTGGGCCGGATTCTCCGACCCATATAGCACGGAAAGCTAACGTAGTAGACGAAGGTTGGCCTTCGGATTTCCATCCGGAAGAAACAGAAGAGCAGGCTATCCCATGCCCTGCCGAACAAGCTGAACAATTAGCGCTGGTCAAAATTATATCGGGACAGAACGGAAGAGACGGTTGGGTGATCAATCAGGAACTTCTCAGACTTCTGCGAGCGGGCAAGCTTACGGAATCTGCAGTTGCCCAGCTGTTGGCAGAAGGGAAAGAAAGGAACTCGCGTGATGCAGCTTGATCTTTTCAGTTGGGGGGATAACCGCCCCTCTGCCATCGTCTTGGACGCCAGAGCGCGTATTGAAGCGCGGACGATAACCTACATTCTGAATTTGCCGGACGAACCACCTAAAGATCGAAAGGCTGCTGATGTCGTGCCGCTGCGGCCGGAAAGGGGCGCGGCATGAGGGGGAAACTTTACGTCGAGCATATCCACATAACAACGATGCGTACCTGCGCGTTTCTGCTTGGTAATCCCGAAGTAAGGGGTCCAGAGCGGATGTTCGTCAAATCGCTTGATGATCGAGCTCGAGCGGACCTTTCTAGGTTCAAGTTGAAGGCAGCGGAACGGGCGCTACTTGAAGAGATAAAAGACAAGTATGAGGGAGATGACTTTTGAAGCCGCCATTAACAGCCTCACGCTTCGACAAACTCACGGAGGGGCAGCGACGCCCCTCTGGTAGTCCATCGAAAATTATTTGGACGTTGCAAGGCATTGGCAGGAGAATCGGAACGGGTGCGGATTTCGTGCGAGATACACTTGCGACGGCAGAAAACTCGCCCGTGCGGCAAATAGGAGGGCGATTTTACTGTTTTGAAGATGACTTAATCGAATTCTTAAGAGGTCGCGGTTGAAGTCAATGGATCCTCTTCTGGAAACTCTACCAAGTATTTCACTCGATCTACGATGTCGCGGTATCGCATTGCATCTTCAAAAGTAAATTCGACGTCGCTGGCGTGCGCAGCGGAGTTACCGATTGCGAGTATGTCATCGAGGAGACGCCCGGCCTGTGGACCTATAACGTTTGACTTTCTAAGATGGCGGAGCAGCTGCCGCGTTGTAATTCTACCTGCTACGGTTATTCCGGACCTTTTCGCTTGGGTGAATAGAAGCTCTTCAACTTCCCTACGCATCTCTACCAATGCTGATCTAGGTGACTGCTTTGCAAGACTCGCGAAACTGGACAATTCCTCGACCGTCGGCTGTGCTGCGCTAGAGGGAGGTTGCGGAAGAGTGTCAGCGGTTCGCTCAGCGGAGTCGAGCCGGAATGAAATTTCTGTTTCGTTGTGCTTTAAACGAAGTTGCGGAAGTATTCGTTTCAGCTCGGCGCGGAATATCCAAACGCTTAAGACTATCGCCACAGGCCAAGCCAGCGAAACCAAAGAAGCGAACAACGACGCAAAAAACTCAAGCCACGTCATGCCGTGTTGAGCAACAATCGTCTTTACTTCTTCTTGCATCTAAAGCGCCCCTTTCTCAAACAGGCTTTACCCTGCAAATCCCCGTTCAAACCGGTACACGATTCGCGTGCGGATCGGGCATAAGATGGGAATGAAAATATGGCCGTTTACAAATACTGAAAAGAAAGCACTGACGGACGAGCAAATCCTCGAAATGCTCGGCGGCGGTGTCCCGACGGCAACCGGCATTTCGGTTTCGTCCGAGACCGCCTTGCGCGTGCCGGCAGTTGCCGCAGCAGTTCGCACCATTTCGGAAGCCGCGGCATCGCTGAAGGTGAAGGTTGTCGAGGTTGCCTCCGACCGCACCGAGACAGATATCCCCGACCATCCCGTCACCGCTCTGCTTCGTGACGAGGCGAATGAGTGGACCAGCGGTTTCGAATTTATCCGCTCCATCGTTGTCGACGCGCTGTGCCGTGATCAGGGCGGTCTTGCATGGGTCAACCGCGTCAACGGTGAAGCGAGGGAAGTCATCCGGTATCGGCCGGGCTTCATCAACGTTGATTATCCTGATGACAGTCTCGCGCCGCGCTACCGGATCAGCGGCATTATCAAACCATCTGCCGACATCATTCATCTGCGTGGCCCATTCGACAAGGCGCCGTTGACATTATGTCGCGAGGCAATCGGTGTTGCGATGGTCATGGAGCGCCACGCCGCTCGACTGTTCGGACAAGGCGCAAGACCTGGCGGCGTGATCGAGAGTGAGAAGCCGCTGGGCGCCGAAGGCTCGAAATCGATGATTACGGGCTGGCGTGCGGCTATGGAAGGCTCGGAGAACGCCGGGAAAACTGCGATTCTTTGGGATGGCGCGAAATGGAAGGCGATGACGCTTTCCAGCGTTGACGCTCAATTTCAGCAGCTCCGTCTGTTTCAGCTTCAAGAAATTGCTCGGGCCTTCAATATCCCAGCCTCCCTCCTTGGTGACATGACCCGCGCCACATGGAGCAACGCGGCCGAGATGCAGCGCCAGTTCCTGCAGCTCTGCCTGGAGCCATGGCTGCGCGCCCTAGAAAGCGCCCTTCGCCGCGCTCTGTTCTCGAAAGAGGACAGGAAGAAATACGCCATCCGGTTTGACCGTGACGATTTCACAAATGTGGACCTAACGGCCCGCGCCACTGCGATCAGCAGCCTTGTTTCCTCCCGCGTCATCAACCCGAACACAGCCCGCGAATGGCTGGACCTGCCGCCCTATGACGGCGGTGAGGAATACGTGAACCCGAACACCGGAGCCAGCCAGCCGGGCATAGGCCGCAACGGCGGCCCGAAGCTCCAAGACGATAATCAAGACGACACCGACAAGGAGCGAAATGATGACGCTCGATGAAATCCACGGCAACCTTGCCGACCAAGATCGCGGCCGTTGGCTGGAGGTCGTTGATCCATGGGAAGGCAAGCCGACCGGCCTGCGGTTGCTCATCGCTGGGCCTGATAGTCAGACCCAGAACAAGGCCCGCATCGCTATGATGGACGAGCTGGCCGCCGTCGCCGACGTGGATGGGAAAGCCTCGTTCGAAGCCCGCGAGATGGCGCGCATCAACTGCTTAGCCCGCTGCGTCATCAATTGGGACATCGCCGCAGACTTCGGCCTCAACGCCAAATTCGGCCACGCCGCAGTCGTGAAGGTTCTGCGGGTCGGATGGATCCAACAGCAGGCCGATGCCTTCGCCGGCGACCGAGCACACTTCCGGAGTGCCGCGTGATCGAAGCATCACTCCACGCGATTCTGCTCGCAATTCTGTTTTTCGGAATTCTGACGTTGTTACGGAGACCATAATGGACCGCATTTTCATCGAGACGAAAATGATAGCCGACGACGCCGGCATTGTGTCCGGTTTAGCATGGAAATTCGGCACGCCTGACCGTGTCGGCGACTGGATCGAGCCGGGAGCTTTCAAGACCGCGAAGCTACCCATCCCGATGCTGTTCGGCCACGACATGAACGACCCGATCGGCACTTGGGATATCGCCACCGAAAAATCGGACGGCCTGCACATCACCGGAAAGCTTCTGGTCGATGAGGTGTCCCGTGCCCGCGAAGTGCGGGCCCTTGTCAAATCAGGTGCAGTTCGCGGCCTGTCCATCGGCTTCATCACCAAGACCTCAAGCCCCCGCACTGGCGGTGGCCGTTTGATCAAATCTCTCGAGCTTCTGGAAGCGTCACTCGTGACAATCCCGATGCACCCCGGCGCGAAGGTGACTTCGGCCAAGTCGGCAGTGGAGGCGATTTCCATCGCCGCTGCCATCAACCGCGCAGCCGCGCATTTTGGAAGGAACTGACATGCAGCATGTCACGAAACAGGCGCTGCTCGGCAGCGTGGCACTGATGGAGCGAAAGGGCGAGGATAATGATCCGGTCTCTCTCGTTACAAAGTCCCTCGAAGACCTGAAGACAGCGCTTGATGAGCGTCTGAAGAAGGTCGAGGGCGGTGTGGACATCAAGGCGCTGACGGACCGCATTGCCGAACTGGAAACCAAGGCGAACCGCCCAGGCGGCAGGAAGAGCGGCGAGGAGCAGCTTGAAGTCGAACGAAAGGCTCTCGCATCCTATCTGCGTAACGCGGTTTCCTCTGTGATCGAAGATGCAGGCGGCGCCTTCGAGAGCAAATCGGCAGCGTCTTCGGACAATGACCCTTCCGGCGGCTATTTTGTCCTTCCGACTGTTGACCTCTCCATCCGCACGCTGATGACCGATCTTTCAGTTTTGCGTAGCCTGGCCGAGGTCGTAAGCATTTCGACGGACAAGTACGAACGCTTCTACTCGATGGGCAAGCGTGGTGCTCGGTGGGTCGCAGAACGGGATGACCGTCCGCAGGATACGCCGCGGCCCGAGCTGATCAAGCAAAGTTATCCCGTAATGGAGCTTTATGCCGCTCCGGTGGCGACCCGCCATTTGCTTGATGACGCCGCTACCGATATCGCGAGTTGGCTGATCAACAACGCGGTTCATGACTTCGATGAAACCGAAGGCGAAGCGTTTTGGACTGGCGATGGCGTCGAAGGGAAGCCGCGTGGCCTCCTCGACTACGGCACAGCTCCCGAAAAGGACTTCGAACGCGCCTGGGGCAAACACCAGTACATCGCGGCAGGCCATGCATCGGCACCGACCGATGCGAACCTGACGGCATCACTGATCAAGCTCGTTTCTGCACTTCGTCGCCCCTACAAGGCCAACGCTGTGTTCGTCATGAACTCGAATACCGCCGTCCGCCTTCGCACGATTCAGGATGCAAACGGCCGCTTCCTGTGGGCACCGACCGGAAACCTGATCGAAGGCGTCGAGCACCCGCTGCTGGGATACCGCGTGGAGATTGACGAGAACATGCCCGACATCGGCGCAGGCACCACGCCTATCGCTTTTGGCGACTTCCGCCAGGGTTACGTGATCGTGGATCGCCAAGGCGTCCGCATCAACCGCGATGAACTTACCCAAAAGGGCCGTGTGGTCTTCGATGTCTACAAGCGTGTAGGCGGCGGCGCCGGTGATTTCAACGCGATCAAGTTCCTCAAGATCGCAGCTGCGTAAGGAGTAACAACATGCGTAAGGGACTCAATCACAATCTCGCTGCCAAACCGGCGCTCGCCTCCGCCTCTCAGGCGGCAGCAGTCGACGGCCTCGAGATCGACCGAAAAGGCTCTCAGTGTCTGATGTTCATCCTTAACACCGGTGCTGTGACAGGCGCTGGCGATTTCGGGGTGAAGGTGCAGGAAAGCGACGTGTCCGGCAGCGGCTACACCGATGCTGCTGCCGATGATGTGATCAGCGGTGTTCCTGCCACGCTAGCGGCGGCAAGCACCTATCAGATCGAATACATCGGCAAGAAACGGTTCGTCCGCCTCTCGCTGACCAAGGCTGGTGGCACGTCCATCCAGATGGGTGCAATCGCCCTTATCGGCCATCAGCATATACAGCTGCCGTGATGCCGGTCCGCGCGCCTCGTATTTGCAAATGCGGCAAGGTTGTTCTCTCTGGGGTCACCTGCCCATGCGTGGCGCGCGACGATCGGGACCGGAAAGCTCGCCATGACGCCAAGCGGCCGACGGCTTCGGCCCGCGGTTACGACAAGGAGTGGTCCCGGCGGTCAAAAGAGTATCTCGCCAGACCCGGCAATGACCTTTGCGAATGCGGCGCGCCGGCCATTCTCGTCCGCCATACCATCTCCATCAAACGCCGTCCGGATCTTCGGATGGTTGAAACGAACTGGCGGCCTGGCTGCCAACGCTGCAACGCGATCGACGCCGCAGACGAGCGGCGCACCGAAAGGAACAGAACATGACTATTTTCGCAACTGCCGGTGCCAAACTCTACATCGGCGTGACCAAGGAACAGAAGAACACTGATTTCGTGCTTGCTGACTTCAGCGCCGCCAACGCTGTGACCTGGCAGGAAATCAAGGAGCTCGAAGCTCTTGGCTCACTGGGTGACACGAGCGAGGCTGTGAACTTCACGTCGATCGACGCAGCCCGCACCCGCACCCTCAAAGGACCGCGCTCAGCCGGCACGATGGAGTTGGTCATGGGTATAGACTACGCCGATCCGGGTCAGCAAGCTGTCATCGCAGCCGAGAAAACCATCCATGACTACGAGTTCAAGTTGGTGTTGAACGACGCACCCGCGGGCGGGACGCCGTCACAGCGGTTGTTCATCGCCAAGGTCATGTCTCAGTCTGAGCAGTTCGACCAGGCGAACGCAGTGATGAAGTTGAACGCGTCGCTCGGTGTGAATAGCAACATCGTGCGCGTGGACGCCGACGAGGCCTGACATGTTGTATCTGGCAGGTGATCAGTGGTTCTCTGCTTCGCGCCTCTTTCGGCGAGCGATGACAAATGCTGCAATCACCTGCTCACCGGCTCTTGTGATGATCGTTCCTCCGAGACCTTCTGTCGCCAGTCCTTGGGCTTTCAGCTTCTCGAGTATCGCATCAGGCACGAAACGCGCATTGCGCATCTTGAGGCTGTTGAGGCCGTCTCGTTCGTCTTTCGGCATGTCTTCGAAACGTAGCGTCATCATTCCCTCCGACTCAATCTCTCAGAATGATGCACTGCCCGGGGGTGGTCTTCAACTTCCAGCCCTTCAAGGAGACCGTCGCGTGGTCCTGCGTGCGAAAACGCGCCGAATAAGACCTAATTTTTTAAAACCGAAAAGGTGGCCGTCGTGATCGTGACCCTTGAACAGTTGAAAGCGCAGCTGAACCTTACGCCGGATCTCGGAACGGACGACGACGGGCTGCTGGAACGCAAGATTTCAGCCGCTCAAAATCATGTCGAACGCCTTCTCGGATTTAAGATCGAGGAGCGGTTCGGCGGCACCGGTCAGGAGGCAATACCGCCGGCGCTTGTCGAGGCAGTCAGTCAGACCGCGGCGCATTTTTATGAAAACCGGGAAGCAACCCTTGTCGGCGTGAGCGCACAGGAACTTCCGTTCGGTGTGTGGCCCATCATCAACGAGTATCGGGAGTACAGCTTTGGATGACGGTGGAATCAATCGCATCAAACAGCGTTTGAATGCGATCCCTAAGAACGTTCGCGCTGCCATGGTGCCGGAGCTTCTCAAGTCCGGTAACGACCTAGCGGTGACCGCTCGCATCCTTGCACCTCGTGACAGCGGTGCGCTTCAGGATTCGATTGCCGTCACTCCAGGTGGCTCAAACACCCCGCCTTACTCCACGCCTGGTGGCCGCGTCACGGTACCGGAATTGGCGGTGGCGGTAACCGCTGGAAACAAGGATGCGCGTTACGCTCATTTGGTCGAACACGGCACTCAGGAGGCGGCAGCGCAACCATTCTTTTGGCCGGCATTCCGGCTTCTTCGAAAGAAGATAACCGGCCGTATCAAACGAGCAGCGAGCAAGGCCGTCAAGCAGAATTGGGGTGGAAAATGACCTCTGAACTCGCCTTGCAAAAAGCGCTGCGCGCCAGGCTGTCCTCATCCGGTGACGTTGTCGCTTTGGTGCCAGCGGCTTCTATCCTCGATCGCAACGAACGACCGAATCCGCGCCCCTCGATCGTCATCGGGGAAGGCCAGTCAGTGGATGAAGGTGAGAGCATCGCCCGCAACCTGACACGGACTTACATGGACCTTCATATTTGGGTCGAGGAGCCGTCGACAGAGGTCAGCAAACGCATTGCTGGCGCTGTCCGCAGAGCGATACACAGTGCCGGTTTGCAGCTTGATCCGGGTTTCCATTGTGCCGATTGTCGTGTTCGTGGCTCTCGCTTCCTTCGTGATCCCGACGGCAAGACCAGCCATGCAGTGGTGACGGTCGACGCACTTGTGCAGGAGGTCGCATGAGGGCCGGAAAGCTTGATAGAGCCATCACAATCCAGAGCTTCACCAGCGTTCTGAACGAATACGGAACGCCCGTGCCAACATGGACTGACGTAGGCACCATCCGTGCCCAGATCATCACCTCCAACACAGAGGAGTTTCTCACGAACGGCGCCAGCGATGAGTCCATCATCATTTTCCGCACTCGCTATCTCCCTGGCGTCTCGAATTCGTCCCGCGTCCTATACGACGGTGGTGAATTCAACGTCCGTGAGGTCAAGGAGCTTGCCCGTCGTAAGGGTTTGGAACTCCGCTGTGAACGCAGGGTGGCAGCATGAGCACGCGCGGCCGCAAGGCGGATCTCAAAGCTATCGACGGAGGTCTTAGCGGCGTTCCTAAACCGCCGTCGACGTTGCCCCCCGACATGGTGGGCGAGTGGACTGCCGTCGCCACTGATATGGTTGCACGCAAGATCCTGACAGCGCCCGCGCTCGGTGTGCTCGAAACGTACATCGTCGCACGCTGGATGGTGCAGGAGTGCCAGAAGTCACTTCAGGAGCACAGTCCCACGGTGAAAACCGCTCATGGCATGCTGAAGCCAAACCCCGCTGCCGGCATGCTTTCCAAAGCGATGGAAACGGTTGCCCGCTTGTCTGCCGAACTCGGACTCACGCCTTCCGCCCGATCCAAGCATGGATTCGCTCCGAAGGATAAACCGAACGGAGGGGCGCCCGATGGCCTCGACGTTTAAGGCAACCCGTCCGGAATGGATATTTGATGGCTCCGAGATCGAGGACACATTCGGTTTCGGTGAGCGCGCGGTAGACTTCCTGCGCCACCTGAAGCATCCAAAGAGCGAGAGCGGTGATTTCGAGCTGCCGCTGTTCTGGGAACGGATTGTCAGGCGCATCTATGGCCCGTGCTACCCGAACAAGCGCCGCCAGGTAAAGACTGTCTTCATCCTCCTGCCGCGCGGTGCTCGCAAGACCACGATGGGTGCCGGCTTAGCACTGTTGCATACCGTCGGATGGGAGCGGGTTCCAGGCGGGCAGGCCATGGTTGCCGCTTCCGCTGAAGAAGACGCCCGCATCGCCTACGACGAGGCAGTCGGCATCGTTGATGAAACCGAATGGTTGCAGCCAGCCATGAAGCCGACAGAGTCTCTGTTTTACCTCGAGCACATCAAGAGCAAGGCCACATTCCGCGCATTGGCTTCCGGAGGACGGGGCAAGCTCGGCAAAACACCGAATTTTGTCCTGGCCGACGAACTCATAAATTGGGAAGGCGAGAACGCCCGGCGCAACTGGTCTGCCATCAGGACGGGCCTCAACAAAGTCGCCAACACTCTCTTGGTTGTCATCACACAAAGCGGCAAAGGCCAAGAAAATTTGGCGTATGAGCTGCTCACTTATGCCCGGAAGGTGCAAAGCGGTGCTGTCGAGGATCCGAGCTTCTTGCCGGTCTTGTTCGAAACCAGTCCTGATGACGACTGGGAAGATGAAGAGCTTTGGCACATGGTCAATCCGGGCCTCGCCGATGGCTATCCGGACCTCGACGGATTGCGCACCATGGCCCGGGAAGCACGGGAGCGTCCGTCCGACCGCGATAACTTCCGGCAATTCCACCTGAATTGCTGGCTCGATTACAGCGCGTCTCCATTCGTATCCATGCCGGTCTACGACGAGGGCAACGGCCAGATTGATCTCGACCGTTTCGAAGCCGAGCAGACGCCATGCTACCTTGGCGTGGACCTTTCCAGCACAAGCGATTTGACCGCTGTCGTTGCCGCTTGGGGTGACCGTGAGAAAGGTTATGCTGTCCAGCCGTGGTTCTTTCTCCCCAGAGATAACATCATGCGCAAGGCTGGTCAGGACGGTGTGAGCTATCCGCTGTGGGAAGAGCAAGGCCTCATCACGCTGACCGACGGCAACGTCGTGGACTTCCATGCAGTGGAGGCCGAGATCGAGGAAATCTGCGCACGGTTCAACGTTCGCGAAATTGCCTTCGACCCCCATCTCGCCCGCAACTCGCTGAACAACCTACAGGACAAAGGTCTGCCGGTTGTCGAGTTCCGGCAAGGCTGGGTGTCCATGTCGCCGGCAATCAACGAATTGGAGCGCGCCATCCTCGCCCGGCAGTTCCGGCACGGTGGGAATCCGATCCTGCGTTGGCACTTCGATAACATCTCGATCCGCACAGACGTCGCCGGGAACCGCAGCTTCCACAAGGGCAAAAGCAAGGACCGCATTGATGGTGCCGTAGCAACAGCTATGGCCGTCGCGCGGTGCGCTGCCGGTGAGAGCGGAATTTCATCTTACGAGACGGCCGATATGGACGACCTTGAAAACTGGGCCTACGCCTGAGGGAGACTATCATGGAAGACGAAGAACGCCTGGTCATCTTGCTCGAGGCACGGATTAAAGACCTCGAACGGAACATGGCCAAGGCCTCCGGCACGACGGAGCGCGAATTCCGCAGAATGTCCCAGTCTTCGAAGCGCGCTACTTCAGAGATGGAGGAGCACGCCAAGCGGTCGTCTACTCGGATCAACCAAGCCATGGCCACGGTCGGCACATCGATCGGCGGTGTCGGCAAAGCATTCGCCGGCGGATTGATCGGCACGGTCATCGGCGCCGGCATCGCTGGTGTTTTGAGTTCCGTGAGGCAGGTGACGGAATCGGTTGCCGAACTTGGCGATCAGGCGCGAATGGCCGGCCTGTCTTCGAAGGCATTCCAAGAGTGGAAATATGTCGCCGAACAGGCGCGAATTCCGGTGGATGCCATCACGGACGGCCTAAAGGAATTGCAGCTCCGCGCCGATGAGTTTGCCGTCACAGGTAAGGGCAGCGCGGCCGAAGCGTTTCAGCGGCTTGGACTGACGCCGGAAGAGGTCAAAACAAAGCTCAGAGACCCCACGGAGCTGATGCTGCTTCTGATCGAGCGAACCCGAATGCTGAAGGACACGGCCGCCGGTATCCGTATTTTTGATGAGCTCTTCGGCGGTACCGGCGGCGAGCGCATGGTTTCCCTACTCCAGCAAGGGGAAGCCGGCATACGCGCCCAGATCAAGGCGGCGAATGATTTCGGTCATGTCCTGTCCGACGACGTCATCGTGAAGGCGCAAGAGATTGACCGGCAGTTCAATGCCATCTCCACCACCGTCGGCAACACCCTGAAATCAGCGATCGTCAGCGTCGTTGACAGTATGGTGGATTTTCTGGAGTCGCTGCGTGCCGTCGACAAACGACGCTCCTCCACCATCCAAAGCAATATCAATGATGTCATGCGGCAGAAGCAGGAGGTTGCGAAGGCGATCGCCGAGATCGACTCCGCCGATAGCCGGTTGAATGACCGCCAGCGCGCCAAGGCCAAAGGCACGCATGAAATCAAGATGCGCCAACTCGATGAGCAGGAGAACGTCCTGATTCGAGAGTTGGAAAACCGGCCGCAAGTTATGAACTTTGTTCCGAAATCCTCGGGCGGATGGACGCCACCGGCTTACAAGGCGCCGCCGGAAACGCCTGCCAAGAAGTCGCGATCCGCGTCAGTCACCCAGGCTGAGCGTGAGCAGAAAGCCGTTCAGGAGCTCATTGCCGAGCTCGAAGAAGAGCTTCGCGTCGTGAACCTGTCGGATGCAGCCAAACGCGCCTCTGCGGCCTCCAGGAAGGCGGGTGCAGCCGCCACAGATGCAGAGCGGGAAAAGATCATTCAACTGACTGAAGCGATCGCCACGAAAGAGGAAGCACAACGGAAGGCAGACGAAGCCACGCTCTATTATCGCGACCTGACAAAAGCGGGACTGGATGACCTGTTCGGCGCCATCGAAAGCGGAAAAAGCTTCTGGGAAGCGATGGGTGATGTTGCGGTCAACAGCCTCAAGCGCATTGCCGACACCATGATTGACGATGTGTTGGACAGCATTTTTCAGGTCAACAAGGCAGCTTCAGGCGGCGGTGGTGGCGGTTTCCTTTCCAGCATCTTAGGCGGCATTTTTGGTGGTGGTACCGGGGGTTTTGCCGCTCTGCCAAAAACTGGCCCGATGCCAGCGGTTCGGCCTTTTGCCAAGGGTGGCGCCTTCACGAATTCGGTTGTTTCAAACCCGACCATGTTTTCTCACGCCGGTGGTTTGGGTGTCATGGCCGAGAAAAACCCAGAGGCCGTGATGCCTTTGTCGAGGGACTCCACCGGACGTCTCGGCGTTTCAGTAAACGGCGGCGGCTCGTCGGGTCAGGCGTCTTCCCCCAGTGGGGGAACATCCGAATTAATGATCAGCCTGTCGCCTGAACTGGTCGGTCAGATCCTGCAGCAGGCACAAGGCCAGACGATAAAGATTGTTCAGAAAAACAACGCGCAGAAAAACGAATTCTATATGAACGGTAGCCCGAGATGAGCAACCTTCGTGAGCTGCTGTGCGGCGAGCTGAAACGGCAATTGGAAGCGAAGGCACCGACAGTGCCACGCATTCCTGCCGGCGGCGATCTGCTTTGGCATTGGTTCATGGATTTACATCGATCGCGGACACTTCATGCAGCCGGACCGAACCCCGTCGCTTACGCCGAAATCGTCGCTTATGCCGCGCTCATGCGGTGGCCGATAGAGCCGCGCCATGTCTCGATACTGCAGGCAATGGATGAAACCTATCTTGAAGCCAGCAGGAAGCCGCAAGCCGCAGCGCCGGAAGGCGTGAAAACCCTGCCACCAGTCTCCACCGCTCCGGTAACTGCGGGGCTTGTCGATGCCATGTTCGGGTGATGCAAATGGTCTATTTGTCGCAATATGTCGATGCCAGAAACTCCCGCCTTCTAGACAAGCACAAGCCTCGCCAGATCATCAAAGGCGAGCGCCGGAAGTACGTCATTTCGAAGATCATGGATATCCTGGACGATTTCCGCTTCAGCGCGTGGGAACATGAAGGCTCAACGCGTGCCGGCCTGCGCTCCGCCCTTTGCATTGCGGGGCACGATTGGACCGCGTCCGACGTTGAGTCTGCCGGGCTGATTACGGCGGCCTTCCAGAAGCTGGCGAAGGGCGCGCGGCCGTCATGGGCCGAAGGACAACCGGAATATACGGCTCCGATCGAAGCGTGCAACTTTTGCAAAGAGCCACTCGCTCAGTTCCAGATCGACAGGCGCGAGCGGTTTTGCGGGGTCTCGTGCGCTAGTGCGGCGCTAAAGTATCGCAGCTATGCGACGCAGCCCTTTAAAGACAGTGTGGGCCGAGCAGCTTATCGCATACTCTACCAGGCGAAGACGAACCCACGGGAGTGCATACAGTGCCAAGCGTCATACCAACCTATCAGGGAAGGTTCCGATCAGATGTTTTGCTCTCGCCGGTGTCGGAACATGTCCATGACTACGCTTCCCGTTAAGCCATGCCTCTACTGTGGAACAGAATTCAAGCCGCATAAACCCACCAACCAACACTGTTCCATGAGATGCGGAGCAGCGCACCGCTACCAGACCGCTCGGATTGAAAAGCAGTGCGTCTGCTGCGGAATGCCCTTCGTGGCCAAAATCAGCAAGGCGATGTATTGCTCCGTGGACTGCAAGAAACGAGCCTTCAAGATGAAGAAAAAGATGGCAGCTGTCATAGCATTCCCGCAGACGCTGACCGCTGCCGTCTTCGATAACTGGTTCGAGATGGCAGCGTGATGTTGACTAATTTGGACGGATTACGCCTAGGCGGTATTTCCGTACAAACAGCACAAAGTCCCTGCCTTTTTGCGTGATGGAAAACTCGCCGGTTGAAGTGTCAATCAGCTCGTTAACCCTAAGAAAGTTAACCCAATTAACGAATCCCCATTCAATAAATTCTTTATTCAGACGAGCTGTAAGATCATTGAAGAGCGCTTGTGATTCATCTGTCGTTTTGGCCCCTTTTTCTAGAGCGCTGAGAAAATCTATCTGAGTTTGAAATATAGCTCCGAAGATAAACTCGAAGTTCGCAAACACTCGAGCCTCAGCGAGTGCGTTTATCAGCCGGCCCTCGCGGTGCTCTGCAATGAACCCTTCCAGCTCGACTCGGATGTTTTTGACTGCAGAAGACACCGTAACAAACTCGCTTGAGACGTTAAGGGTGGCGCTCTCGCCGGGCGCCGTCGTTTGTTGCACGCCCTGAAAGACTGCCCCTGTAGGACCGACTTGCACCATAAAAGGTATGCGCGCACGGATCTGGTCGCGGAACAGCCAGACAAGCGAAAACAGAGAAAGTGGCCAAGCAACGCCCTTTGCCAAATCGAAAGTAACCTTTGTCCACTCTAGCCACTCAATCGACTGCATCCACTCAGCAAAACTTGCGTTTGGGCTGCAGACCGGGAAAATTTGGAGAATTGTGAGGATCGCCAGAACGACAAAAATCATAAGCAACAGAACGTTCGACATTCTCCCCCCCAGAGCGATCGTGTAACGGGCTAGTTTATCGTGCTTCAGCTAGCTAACTTGCCCTGTACTTTAGCCATTCTGAGAAATGTTGGATTGGCCGTCACCAAATCCAAGCCGCAGTTTATGTAATCAGCGTCGTCAGTTACAATTACGTGGCCATGCCTCAAGCAATGCTCGCGTATCACGATGTCAGAAAAATCGAGCAGACCGTCTTTGGCTTCTGAAACATGCGATAAGACTGGGCAACTCGCCGTGATTGCATTCTCGAATTGACAGTCTCTCAGAATATCTTCGCAGATGTCCCGAACGTCTGTCATGTACTGGAGTAAATGACCTGATTTACGGCGGCTTTTATAGTTTTTCCCAGCGTCTGGGTCTCCCCGGTATTGAATGTCATATTGGATTTTACATGACCTATTGAAGTATTCCGATATGACATAGTCGTTGGTTACAAGTTGGTTGTCGCTCGACAGGACTTCGCCGAAATAGTCGCTATAGGCAGCGTGGTGGTCACGCGGGTCATTGCCGTCGATAGCGATCCAAATATTGGTATCAAAAAGAATCTTTCGCCCGCTAAATGAGCACCCCTTCCGAGCATCGAAGACACGTGTCATCGGCGGTTACTCGTATTTTGCTCGAACACCGACTGGACATGGGCCTTATCGTCGAAAAATTCTTTCGCTCTATCCACCACCATCTTGAGGCGGGCGAGATGCCACTCCTCATAATCTGTCGGCGGGCCTAAGTGTTTTCGGATAGTTCTCTCCGGGAACTCGCCATACAGTTGACCAACGGCCGCGTTCAGAAACGCGGTTGTCATTCGCGAAACACCAGAGAAGCTCAGGGTAACTTTGCCTCCGGATAAGACAGCTTCTCGAACTTCGCTGTATACCCTCTGACCGTCACTGGCGGACACGCAAATGCCTCCGCCAACGATCTTAGAAATAGGTATAACGATATCTCTCATGTTCTCACCAGATATTCAGAGGATCGGTTTTTTCCTTAAGCCCGTACTGCTTCTTATCAGACGTATTGATCTCAAGTATGACCGATGTGCCGGGAAAGGGGCGGCGCAAAGGCTTTGTAACGATCCTGTCGCCGGACTGGATCCAAAATCCCTCCGTCGACGCGACCGTAAGCTTGCCGTCATTTGCCTCCACGAACTCTCGGAGCAACCTTAGACCGAGTCCTCCAGGTATGTCACCGTGACGAGAAGTATTTTTCGGTTGCATAGCCCAATCAATTGCTAAGGATGCCGACTCGAACTTAAAGCCTGCGCGCTGTAGCGACCCCTCTATACCGACCCCTCCGTCGGAAATCGTAAAAGCTAGCTTCTCAATCCTGGGAAAGAATTGACCGCAAACGACGATCTTAGTTTCCGACCTTGAATGCAGCGAGCAATTCGCGAACAGTTCATCGATGCCTTCGTAGAACTTTCCTTGGAGGGCAGTCGACATTTTGGGCATCTCGCGCCTTGCCATATGAAGTCGTGTGTAATTTGCGAAATCTACTTCCTCGTCGAGTGCAAAGTACGTGACCGGCATCGTAGTATGATTGGTGTCGGGATGGCTAATCTTGAGTGTGTGATTCTTGCGTAGAATGGTCCGAATGCTATCATCAAGGTTGGTTAGGCTGTGTTTGTTTCCACGGCGCCGACTGTGCTGAAGAATGGTTTGCAACGGAGAGCCTAAGTGAGCGTCCATCCAATTCAGGCGCCCGCAGTTGATCTCTATTTGAGTACCAGAGTATTCAGAGAGATTGTGATGCAGGTCACCGAGGGCTCGAAACCCGGCTAGATTCGAACGAAGCTCGTAAGCCGAAATCAAAATCTCTTCAGCCAA